ACTTCTCTTTTCATTTTTACACAAGGTTCTTCTGGAATGTTATGTTTAAATGCAAAGGATTTAACTTCTTCAATACATTCAGCTTCATTAAGAAAAGGTTTTATTCCTTTTGAATCTTCAGTCATACCAGTTGATGTCCAAGCTAATAAGACAGTTATGTATATAAATTCAAGTAAATTCATTTTAAATATTCCTTTTATTCTTTATCTGTTCCTTTTACTAACTCCCAATAATCACTTATTAATAAATTTGAGTCTAATATAAATTGACCCATTGCATAATTCTGTGAAATTACTATGGTAAATTTATCTTCGTCATTACGTCCACCAGCTACAAACAATCGTGCTAAACCATATGTTTTTTCATCTGTAGTTTGGCTATATGTTATTATACAGTCAGCATGTGCAATCTTGCTATAGGCTTCAGCAACATTATCACTACCTACCTGTTTAACTTTTTCAGCCGCTCTATGTGACTGGCTTACAATTACAACAGCTACATTTCTTTCTACTGCTATACCCCTAAGTTCTTTATATAATTGATCAAGTTCTAATCTTAGATTAGATGCTTCTAATTTCATTAAATCAGGATAATCTATAATTAGTATATTAGGATGAAACTTTTTAGTGATTGCTAGGTTATCAAGATAAGATTTTAATTGATTGATAGTAAGTGAACTAGTAGGAAATTCCTTAATCCAAATATTTTTAAGTATCCTACGTCCCCACTTCTTTACAAGCTTACTAAGTTTTTTGCTAATTTTAGGATCAGTTAAGTGGTATTTAGGTTTAACATTAATGTAATTAAAATCTTTCATTCTTTTATGTTTATTACGTTTGAATTTTATTCTGTTTTTTATAATATCTTTACGTTTTGCTAAAGCAAAAAAAGCTTGAAAATATCTTTGTGATACACGATCTTCAGACATTTCAAGGGTTATGTGTGACACTTTTAATTTATGAACCAGTGCCATCTTACCTAAATGTACTAACCACCAAGTTTTGCCTTTTTTTGAAGGCGCAATATATAACATTAATTCTTTTGGTGTTGGTCCTAATCCTCTTATATCAAGTTCATGTATACCAAGTGGATAACTATTATCTTCAATACTAAGAAAGCCTAATGCTTCTTTTTTATTAGCTAAATTTATACCCGGATCAAATACTCTTAAGGATGCTGTTTGTGCTGTGCTTATAAGTTTTTCAGCTTCTTCAAGTGAAGCTTCAGTATCTTTTTGTAAGGCTTTTGCAAGATCAATTGCTACTAATTTCAGGCTTTGCCTTTTAATAAAGGTCTCAAGCTGACCCATTACATATTCGGCATTTATGCTTTCACTTAATTCTTTAGCATTTATAATTATGTCTTCATATAAATTAACTTCACGTTTCTTTTTACCTGTAAGTTTATCTTCAAGCAAATCAGGTAAATGATCTTTTGGTGGTTCACCTTGTTTATCAATATAATCATATATTCTAACAATAATTTCATTGTACAGACCACCAAACATGTGAGGTTCAACAGAACCTCTTATTATTTTTGCATATTTGTCGTCAAATGAAAGTAGTGTTAGAAGGTTTTCTTGTAAGGCATTATTAGCCAGATTTGACATGTGCAAGACGTTCCATTTGTTGTGGTATAAGGTGAGCTAAACCTGATTGAATATAATTTGGGAAAGATTTTTCAAAAACTTCAGGTAGCCGGTGAATGTTTTTAGAAACTGTTCCTAATGTAACTGGTATATGCATACTTCTCATATCACGTATAAGTGCAGCAATAAGTATTCTACTTATACCAATTTTTTGGATATGTTTTGTATATTTAGGGTAAACGTCTTTAAAGAATGAATCTATTACGTTAAAACCTTTTTTGAAGAACTTAAAATTTTGAGTACCTGTAAAATTTGTAAAATTTGTATATGGATTTACTCCATGTATTTTAAGTTCTTCAATCATGGCTCTAAATAACCATTCGTATTTATCAATGTTTTTAATTTGTTTTTTAGTTAAGAATGTAGCTGCTTCTTTTATTTGAGTTAATTCATCTTGTGTAAGATTTGTTAAAGCTGAAATGATATCGGTGCTAGTAAGCTTATCCATTTTATTCACCTTTGATATTGAGGTAAAATCATAAACTAATTACCAGCACCGAATCAATTATAATTTGTTATCTTGTACAATTTTCATTTAAGAATTCAACCAAATGGGCTTTACCTGATGCTAGGTCGAATTGTTTATGTGCTATTTTTTTGGTTAAATCATAACCATCTAGTTTTTCATCTGCTTTGATTTCTTTTTCAGCTTTTGCTTTATTAATTTTAGATGTGTACCAAACAACTCTAACTTTTCTTTGTTTGGTTTCTGGATTTTGAAATCTACCTAATGCTCTATATAATACTGGCATATTACTTCCTTATTTGGTTAAGTTGGCGGGGTGAGAAATAAAACAGTCTAGTTGAAATAGGAGGAGATCAACCAGATTAACATTTTACTCTCACCCCATAAAATTATCCACAATTACTATAACCACAATTATGACATTGGTCACAACCTTCTATTTTAATAAGATGTGGCATGTTGCATTGTGGGCATATTTCACCCAAAGGTAAATTAGTTTTATCATTTTTAGGTCTTTCAAGGTAATTAATATTATAAAGATGTTCTTTTATGATACCACCAATCATTGCAGGAATGCTTGGAGTGAATACTTTATTATACCAGTGTCCATCTGTACTACTATGTACCTGTTCAAGTTCCTCAATTAAAAATGATATGTCACCACCTTTACGAAATACGGCTGACATACATCTTGTTAAAGCAGTAACCCATTCTTGATGTTTGACTGATTTTGAATTTATAAAAACTTCAAATGGTCTTGTAGTACCTTCTTCATCAACGTAATCATTAATGGTAACATACAATGCTTGTTTAATGGTAGGCCATTTTGCTTTGTATGTGGTGCCATGTAGCAGTGCAGGGCGTATAGGTACACCTGTAGGCCCATCATCACTTTCAAGGCTTAGTACAGCGCCACGTGTGGCGCTAGGGCGGTATGTGGTGCAGCCTTTACAGTCACGGTCATAGGCTATGTAATAAACCTTTTTAAATTCATCAAATGACATATCTTTTGGGCAGTTAATTGTTTTTGATATTGATGCATCAATATATTCTTGACATACAGCTTGCATTGAAAGGTGTTCTTCAACATTTAATTCTAATGCTGTAACCATATAATTAGGAAGGTTTTCAGAATTTTGTACTTCAGGATGAAGCTTTTTATATAAAGCATACCCATAATCTTCAATACCAGTAAATTCTTTATAACTACCATCAGGATTAAGAACATTTCTATTATATGTCCAAGCAAAACTAGGTTCAATTCCTGATGATACATTATCATAATAAATAGAAGTTGTACCAGTAGGTGCTATGGTAAGCAACACACTATTCCTAATACCATTTTCTTGTATTAAACTTCTTATACTAGTAGGTAATGTTTGAATGAACATTGCATCTATATATTTTTCTTTATCATAACATGGGAATGAGCCACGTTCTTTAGCAAGTAATGCTGATGTTTTATAAGCAGTATCACGAAATACTACCATTACCTTACGTACAAGATTAAGGGATTCAACACTACCATATTTTAATTCCATTTGCTGTAGCATGTTTCCAAGGCCAGTAATACCAAGCCCAATACGTCTTTTTTCTTGAGCTTCATATTGTTGATCCATTGTTGGGAATATACTTACATCAATTATGTTATCAAGAAATCTTACACCAATTTTTATAGTGTGTTCTAATTTAACAAAATTAAATTCACGTTTGGCACTAAATGGGTTATCAACCATTTTAGCTAAGTTAACAGAACCAAGATTACAGTCACCATCAGGAGGTAATGGTTGTTCACCACATGGATTAGTACACTGTAAGTCTTCACAGTAATATAAATTATTCCATTCATTAACTTTGTCAATAAATATGACACCGGGTTCTGCATATTCATATGTTGAACGTATAATTTCATCCCATAATTCAACAGCTTTTATTTCTTGATATACATATTGAGTTATACCATTATCATCTTCAAAAGTAGATATGTGATTATCATCTGCTCTTGGTACATGAAAATATAATTCCCATATTATATCATTTTTAACAGCATCCATAAATTTGTCAGTAATTAGAATAGATATATTAAAATTTGTTAATCTACCTTTTTCACGTTTAGCTTTAATAAATTCACATATATCAGGATGTATAATACTCATAACACCCATCATGGCTCCACGTCTTGAACCACTGGACATTATGGTCTTACACATAGCATCCCACATATCCATAAAATGCATTGGACCTGATGAAATTGATCCTACACCTTTAACAATAGCACCATTAGGACGTAGTGGTGAAAAATCCATTCCAATACCACCACCCATTTGTTGAGTAAGGGCAGCAACTTTAAGTGCATCAAGAATACCCATACCATGTTCAGCAGAATTAGTTTCCATTGAGTCTTGAATGATAGGTGATGCAAAACAATTAATAAGGGTGACACGTCTACCAGTGCCAGCACCAGCATGATTTCTACCAGCAGGATTCCATAATAGTTCCTGCATAGCATGTTCTGCTAAATCACGATTTAGTTTTGTATCGTTTATGTATGTGCCATCACATACACGAGCATGTGTATCATTTATATTTTTTTCTGTTGACGAACCATCAGGCTTTTTAAATCTGTATTTAGCATCCCATATATATTTACTTATTTCTTGCATTATAAACCTTTATTTTCCATCTCAAGTGTAATAAAATCTGCTCTAATTTTATTGGTTACAATATGACTCCATTGATTTTCCCTATTATAACTATATAAAGGAATATATTTCATAAGACGTATATGTGATACTGGTTCATCAAATGTGTTATCCATTACAAATATATCATCTTCTATAGGTACTGTGCATATAGCATGAAGTAATCTTTTTTTCTTGTCACGTACAATAACAACACGAAGATCCTTACCTTTAAAACCTATTTGTTGTAAAATTAAGAATTTAGAAATAGCGTAATCTTCACAGTCACCTCCTTTTTCAAGTAGTTCTTTAGGTGTAGCCCAATGATCACGTTTATTAAAAGCTACCATATCATCTGTATAAGGGGCACTGTCATTTATTGCTTTGTTAAGAAAATTAATCTGTTCACGTTGATCTTTAATACTATTTAATTCTTCAATTAAAAAAGAATATTCATCAGGTAAACCTTCTTCTGAAGTTTTACTTATTACATCTTCAAAATCATCTCCAAATTGTGCCTCATTATTTTTTATTTCAAGTGATCCAAGTATACCAAAGTCAACTTTTATATTTTTGTTCATTTATTATATCCATTATTCCATCTAGATTGAAGAAGTATATCTGGTGTTCCACCATTAGCTCTGAAAAAACTATCAACTGCATATCCACTAATGCTTGCAGCCCAATGAGGATACATAGGCATATATCTATGAGTTGGTTTTAATACTTTG